GAGAAAAGATTTCTTTCCAGAATATAAAGGTGCACGTAAAAAGAATAGAGCTAAATCTGACTTAGATTGGAATAACATCTTTACATCTTTAAATGAAATAAGAGAAGAGATTAAACAAAACTTCCCATGGAAAGTATTACACCTAGATGGTACTGAAGCAGATGATATTATTGGTACACTAACTAATCAAACCCAAGAGTTTGGTCAGCATGAACCAGTTATGATTATATCATCGGACAAAGACTTTATACAATTACATAAGTTTAATAATGTAAAACAATTTAGCCCAATACAAAAGAAGTTAGTTCAAGATCCTCACCCTATTACATATAAGTGGAATCATATCATGCGTGGCGACTCAGGCGATGGTATACCCAACGTCTTATCACCGGATGATACGTTTATGACTGAAGCACACCAGAATCAATTAAGACAAACTAGAGTCGATGAATGGATAAATAACTTAGATAACCTAAGAGAATTAATGGGGGATGAAATATATCGTAACTTCCAAAGGAATCAAACGTTAATTGATTTTGACTTTATTCCAGAAGCTATCCAAAATAACATTATAAATACTTTTAACGAGACAAAACCAGCACCAAGAATGAAGGTATTGACTTACTTAATAAACAACAGATGCAATCAATTGATTGAATGCGTAGAGGAATTTTACAATGGCTAAATTATTAATACCTGAAGTACTAGAATTAGTATCAAAGGCAAAAACCAAAAAAGAAAAAGTTGAGATATTACAAAAACATAATCATCCAGCTTTAAAAGATATTATAAGGGTCGCATGCGATGACGACGTAGTATCTTTATTACCAGAAGGCACCCCGCCTTATCAGAAAGACGATGCACCTATAGGATATAGTGTATCATCTTTATATAAAGTACACAAACAATTTAAATACTTTTTTAAAGGACCAATTGGAAATCAAGTAAAGCCAGTCCGTAGAGAAAGTTTATTTATTAATGCATTAGAAAGTATACATCCGATAGAAGCAGAATTACTTTGTCTAGCAAAAGATAAAAAATTAGACTTAGATCCTAAGTTTTATAATGAAGTTTTCCCAGGGTTAATTGTTAAGGTTCATAAACCGAAAGCAGTTAAGAAAGCAACAAAAACTAAAAAGGAGAAAAAGCCTATGAAATAAACTCTTAATTATGTAATTTTAACCGACAACAAAGGGAGATGATATGATTACATCCGAGCGACTTAAGAAAGATCAAAGAGAAGCGTTTCGCTATAAAAGGCGATTAAGGGAGAAAGGGAAAGATGGTAAAGCTTTTAGAATGGGAAAAAAAGCAATAAATCTAACTCATCACATTCGAGAATTACAAACAATAGGAGGATAGATTATTAGGGGAAGCCCTGGTAATCACTAGGGCTAAACCCACAATTATGATGACAACAAGCACAGAATTACACACCTATCAAAGAGGTGAAAGAAAATCAAAAGTCTTTCGTTCATACGAAGGATTCTACGTAGAATTTTACGTTGGTGGTAAACTAGTAGAGCGAAGAGCTTTATATGAACACTCAGAAACATATGCAGAAAATGCAGCAGAAAATTTTGTAGACGAGGTGATGACTTTAAATGAAGGAGAATAAATTTGATCCTAAAGAGCTAGCGAATTCAAAACGAATATTTAAATCAGCAACTCCAAAATATACTCTTGATTGGTATATTAAATGGGTAGCTTCAGCATTTGTTTTATCAGCTATGTCAATTAGAGGAATAGAAGGATATGCATTTACGGATGTGGTTCTATCTATGATAGGAATATCACTATGGCTTATCGTTAGTATTATATGGAACGATAGAGCTCTTATATTACTGAATGGTTTAGGACTAGGTTTACTATTAAGAACTTTTGCACAATCAATTTAGGGGTTTACAAACACCTTGAACTGTGGTATAATATACATTATGATTCAAATACTAAGAGAAATAACAGACTGGGGTAACCAGCAAATATCAAATGGCGACTATTATGTTAATAGTCATGGATATCTTATTGGCTATATGCCAAGAGGTAAAGCTTACAAAGAGTTTAAAAATCCAATAAAGCAGTTTTCCAAATCAAGACGTAAATTCCAACTTATTGGCGAATGGCCAGAAGAATTACCAGATGGAGCAATAACTGTGAAAGGCAGTAAAGGCAATACATACACAATCATCGATAACAAATGCTCTTGCCCCGGATTTAAATTCAGGGGTCAGTGCAAACACCTGGAGCAAGCAGCATGAATATATTCGTATTAAACAATGATCCTATTATTGCAGCACAAGAACAATGCGATAAGCATGTTGTTAAAATGATCTTAGAATCTGCGCAAATGCTATCTACTTGCCATCGTATGCTCGATGGTTCCGAAACAAGAAAACCTTCCAAGTCTGGAAAAACAATGTCCAAATACTGGGTACTTCCAGATGATCGTGAAACTGTTATGTATAAAGCAGTTCATATGAATCATCCGTGTACTGTTTGGACTCGTGAATCCCACGAAAACTACAACTGGCATTACGAACACTTTGTTGCTTTATGTGAAGAATATACCTATAGGTATGGCAAAGTACATGCAACAGATGCTAAACTTAGAACAATGCTAAAAGAATTACCAACTAATATACCAATGATAGATCAAACACAATTTAAATTGGCTATGGAACACGAGCCTCAGTGCAAACTTCCATGTCCAATAGAATCCTATCAAAGATATTACGAAACCAAACAAGTCAACTTTAAAATGGCTTGGACAAAAAGAAACAAACCGGAGTGGTTTAATGCCTACGTATGATTTTAAAAACCTAGAAACAGGTGAAATAGAAATAGATCGAATAATGACTATTGCTCAGATGGAAGAATATGTTAAAGATCCTAATATCACACAACTTATCAATCCGCCTAAACATAATCTTATTGGTGGTAAAGATGGTGCAGTATTGAAACAAGCTGGAGATGGTTGGAAAGAGGTTCAAGATAGAATAAAAAGCGGTATGCCGCCAGCTGATAGAGGTTTAATTAATACGAAATAATGATAGAATATGATCCAATAGAAATCAATACTGATTTAGAACAACACACAAAAAAGACTGGTAGGTATTATACCGATCCAGATGGTAATAGATATTATTCTGTTACAACAGTATTATCCATATTAAATAAAGCAGCTATAATGGCATGGCGCAAGCGCGTAGGAAACGAAGAAGCAAATCGTATATCTTCGCAAGCTGCTACTCGTGGTACAAAAGTACACGATATGATAGAAAAATATATTGTAGGAGAAGATTTTGCTAAGGATAATTTAGTAGCATTATCTAACTTTAAAGATATACAACCTATTATAGATAAGAATTTAACAAAAATCCATGCAGTCGAAGCAAGGTTATTCTCTAAGCATTTAGGGTTAGCTGGAACAGTAGATTGTGTAGGTATTTGGGATGGCAAACTTAGCATTATTGATTGGAAAACATCCAAGAAATTTAAAAAGAAAGAGTGGTGTGAAAACTACTTTATGCAAGCTTCCGCGTATGCAATTATGTGGGAAGAAAGAACTGGTATACCTATTACTAATTTGGTAGTAGCAATTGCTGGTGACGAAGGTACTCAGATCTTTATTGAACATAGAGATGACTGGGATAAAAAATTAATTGAAACTATAACAGAATATAATAGGAGAAAAAACAAATGATAGGAGTAAACGAAACGTTCCCGACATTCCATATGAATGGAGTAGAAGGAGAAGAAATAGTAACAAGAAATAGTTCCGACTATACTGGATGGAGAGTATTTTACTTTTACCCAAAAGACTTTACCTTTATTTGTCCGACAGAGATCTGTGCAATGGATAAATTACTTGGAGAAGCTATCGTGGTAGGATTTAGTGGAGACAATGAATTCTGTAAAAAAGCTTGGAAAGAATCTAACGAAGCGTTAGGTAATATCAGACATCCACTATTAGCAGATTGCGGATTAAAATTATCCCATGAACTAGGTATAGTAGACTTTGGAGCACTTGCATCTTTAAGAGCAACATACATTGTTGACCCAGAAGACAAGATCCAACATGTATCAGTAAATGCATTAGATACAGGAAGAAATGCAGATGAGGTTTTAAGAACTGTACAAGGTCTTAAAGCTGGCGGTTTAACAGGTTGCTCGTGGAATCCGGGTGACGATTTTGTGGTATAAAATATGGTAAATTACACAGGACCTTTATTAGAAGCTTTGATTGTAAAATTAGAAGGCGATATCGCAGTAGCAAAGGCTAACATTAATGTTTACAAAAGAAATGCTGCCGGCATCGGTGAGCATTCAGGTATAGTAGAATCTTTAGAGATAGAAATAGCTAAAATTGCTGAAGCAGATGATAAAATTGAAACAATAAGAAAACATTTTATATAAATAGTAGTTTACAAACCACTAAAACTGTGGTATAATACTACTATGATAAACTTTAAAACATATCTGTCGGAAGCGTCTAATAAAGGTTTAACGATCTTTGATATTGATGACACTATGTTTAAGACAAAAGCTAGAGTTAAGGTTATGCCTTCTGGCAAAGTTCTTACCCCAAAACAATTTAACACTTATAAATTAGGTAAAGGCGAAGAGTTTGACTTTGGTGAATTTAAATCAGCAGAGTTATTTAAACAAACTGCTGTGCCAATTGGTAAGATGATTAATAAGTTTAATGCTATTCTGAAAAACGCTGTTAGATCAGGATCAAAAGTTATCATAGTAACTGCTCGTGCAGATATGGACGACAAGAAACTTTTCCTAGATACATTTAGATCTCATGGGATAGATATTGATAAAGCACATATTATTCGAGCAGGTAATCTAGGTATGAAATCAAGTGCTGCAGCCAAAGCACAAGTATTCAAACAATTTCTAGACACAAATGAATACAGTAGAATTAGGCTATTTGATGATGATAAGAGTAACTTAAAAGCATTGTTATCTCTCAAAAGCGATTATAACGACATAGAGTTTGAAGCTTGGCTAGCGAATGACAAAGGTCAAATTAAAAAGGTGAGATAGTATGCCCATTAAATTTAAAGAATCCCAAACAGTAAGGGATAGAAACACTGGTAAGTTAACAACAACAAATTACTGGATGAAAGGTATTTCGAAAGAAGAGTTATTTGAATATATCAATAACGACAACGGAAGAAATAAAATTAAACAAAAGTGTAGAAACGAATTAGTTCGTAGAGGTGTTGAAATAGTATATGTCCCGAAAGAAGGAATATGATTGGATGCTTAAACCTATTAGCGCAAGAGCTAAAAGAATTCGTGACGTTTCTAAAAAGGTAGATGCGTATAGAGCAGGTGTAAGATGAGTATTAATAAAAGTAATTGGCATGGTGGAAAGGGTTCTAAAAGAAGAAACTCTAATGAATCCGCGTATGCTGACAATTGGGAAAAAATCTTTGGTAAAAAAAAGCCAGAAATAAAAGCTAGAAAGACTCAACCCGAGCATTCAAAAACCCAAGTACATAAAGATAAGTCAAAACAGCTCCCTAGAAAGTATAAATATAACCATATAGAGGATAGCATAAGTACATGAGTATAGACATAGATAAGTTTGATTTTGGGTTTACTGCAGTAGATGAATCTGAATTAGAAGCGGTACAAAAAACTACTGCTAAATTAGAATCATCAGATAGTGAATCAGCCGCGTTAGAGGACAAATTAAATAAACTCTATAATGCTATATTACCTTTATTAAGTAATTTAAAAATGAATCCAGAAAAAGAATATATACTTTGGCCGAATAGGGTAGAAAAAGTAGAAGAATTCGAAGACATGATATCGGAGATAATTAAATAATGCCACAAGTACCAACTACTAATATTTCAATGTCAGCTATTAATGCTGAGCAAGCTGGGGTTGATAGTACTAATTTAAGAGTATTATCGACTACTGGCGCTATAACTACAGGGCAAGCGATTGCTACTCTTGATGGTACAGCACCGCATAGCATGAATGAGTTTGCTGGATATTTACATACCTCTATAGGTAGTTTCCCAAGCTTAAGCGACTGGGATACATATAACATCCGTCAAGTTTCTTCTGGTAGTTATGATAATGCAGAAGCTTTTTGTTCAATGGCCTTTAATAACGAACAATCGAACAATAGGGTTAAAGTAACATATTACGGCGGAACAAATGGTGGATTTGCAACCATATATACTAAATATATAGACTATACTGGGTATACAGGAACTATTAAAGTACAATATAATAGCACTGGTTCTTTTTTTGGTAATCCTGGTACTTCTTACTCATATCCACCTTTTGGGTGGCCTGGTCATGCAAGTAATAGCACAACCATCTCTGTTAATAATTCCGGGGCTAAAAAGAATCTAGCGACTGATTATGATATACCAACAAGTGGAGACATTCAATTTAAATGGCTAGTGGTAACAAATGCTTCGCGATACCAAAGCCAACAAAGATACACAACGCATCTTGGCGTAACTTTTAAAGTTAGTTTTACATCTGGTGGAGATGTTTATGCCACTACTTCGAGTTCAAAAAACATTGAGAATAATGCCATTAAAGGTATGCAGCTTTAATACGTATAAATAAATGGTAAACATAAAAGAGGATTTAAAATTGGATATTAATAAATTAAGAGAACAACTCATCATAGATGAAGGACAAGTGAATGAAATATATAATGATCACCTTGGTTATCCTACATTCGGCATTGGCCATCTCGTCTTGGAAGGAGACGCAGAACATGGGGCTTCGGTTGGCACTCCAGTCACAGAAGAACGTGTTAAAGCATGTTTTGAAAAAGACGTAGAAACAGTAATTGGAGATTGTATAATATTACATGATGCTTGGGATGGATATCCTGAAGAAGCTAAACAAGTAATAGCTAACATGATGTTCAATATGGGTAGAACAAGGTTAAGTAAATTTAAAAAACATAATACCGCACTGCAAAGTGGGGATTGGAAAACAGCCGCTGCAGAAGGAAGAGATTCCAGATGGTATAAACAAGTGACAAATCGAGCAGAACGATTAATGTCAAGATTAGAGGAAATATAAAATGTCAGTACTAAGATTATTAGGATCAGAAGGCAATTTAGGTTCAGCATCTAATGTAGGTTTTGCTAAGTTAGTAAGAGTACTAAATAACAAAACATCTGTACAAGTTATCACACATAAAAACGCTGGTGGTACTACACTAGCTACAGTTACTTTAGCAGCCGGAGAAGTTGCTATGATAGCAAAGTCCGGATCAGATACATTAACAGGCGCAGCAACTTCACTAGCAGTTAGTGTTGGGTTTGCCAATTAAGAAAAATGGCTTACTCAAGTAAGGTAGTAGATCGATTCGAAGATGTACTAAAGAATCCTGCCAAACATGGT